GGCCGATGGCGCACAAAAGAATTTGCGACAAGAGACGGCGATGTTGTAGGCAGCAGAACCGGCAAGGTCGCCGGTGAAGGCGACGGTCGGAATTTTGCGACTGAGCGCCTGGAGCATGTCGGCGATCTCGGAGTTGCCAGACATTGCGCCGCCACCGGAGGAAACTTCGAGAAACAATCCTTTTGCGCCACCTTCAAGGAGAGTTTCCAATTCTTCTTCGACAGTTTCGTAATCCGTGTTGCCCAGCAGCTCCCATGCTTGCGGCATTCCGCCGGCGAGCACATCTCTGAGTTCAAGATGGGCAATGCCGTTTGGGTCTACCCACATTGGCGTCCGCGAAACGCACCACATGCCTTTTGCATCTTCGTCAGCGCGGAGGCTGGAAGCCAAAGAGAGATTTGCAATGGCTGCTTCGAGGGTGCGCTTGGATCCGGGGGCAATGGCCCAAAGTTGATTTCGGTTAGCGTAGATCATTTTGCAGCTTTCTTTTTTGGCGCCGGACTTTCCTGTGGGACGGGCTCCGGTGCTGGCGTTGGCGTTGGGTTTCCGTTAGGCGTCAGGATCCGGAACGCATCGGACGGAAGGCCCGCCTTGGCCAATTCATCCCGAATAAACTGCTCTTCGCGAATTTTCTCACGGACGTGCGCTTTAAATTGCAGGCCTTCTTTGCCGAGGATCCGCGTGTAGGTCGTCATGCCGAGCTTCAGCGCTTCACGAGTGTCGCCGTTTTGATAACCCGAGTCTGCTGTCAACTCGGGTGGGTGAGTGAATCCCCAGCGCGTCCAGTCTCCAGGCGGGTTGCCGGAAGACGGTTTGGGCACCAACCCTAGCTCCATTGCCCGAGATAGAACCCAGACAATGCGCTTGCGGGCGTTAACAGACAAAAGCTGTTGGCGGTCGTTAACCGTCCTATTCACTTGCTCGAGCACAATCCGCGATGCAGCCCCGCCGGATTCGGACGGCTCCATGTAGTAGTCGGGAGGCATTCCCGCGCCCAGCAGGCTGTGGCGGAGCAGCTGCCGCTCGAGGCGCCCTTGCGCTTCGGATGGGATCTCCGAGACCATCTGTTTGATCTCCTCGGCGCCACCGGACTGGATGTATCGGATGGTACCACCGGACATTTCCTGCATCGTCAAGCCAGCAACCGGAGCGGAAGCGTTCAAGTTGAAGGCGCTGTCAGAGATGTCCGCGGCCCCCATTGGGTTGCTCACAAGCAGACCGATCTTGGACGCTAGCGCGGACGCTGCCATGACATCATCACCGAGTTGCACGGCAGCGCGGAGACGGACGATTGCCGACGTGAATGCCGGAAGCCCGCGGACCTGCGTGGAGTCGCGAGGCTCGGCAGTAATGTCCATGTCTCGCATGGAAATCCAGAAGTCAGTGGCGGCATCGGCGCCCAAAAAGTGCACAGCAACAGGGCGCCCCTGCTTGTTGAGCACGATGCCTTGAATTTCCTGAAGGCCAATATACGGGCCGGTCGTCAAAACGCCCTGATCTCTGGACCCAATCGCGTGCCAGGGTAACTGTTGAAGCATCGGGAAGCCGGATTCGCTCACCACATACGCCGTTGCCATTTCGCCAACGACGTCGATGTCGAGAGACTCTTGGTAAAGGCCGGTGGCCCAGTCGCGACCGTTGACGTAGGCCACGTTCATCCAGCCTTGAAGAAACTCTTCTGCCGCTGCTCCCCAGTCGGCGTCCTGTCCGGTGAAGTAGGGCGTCCAAGCTTTACCGACTACCAGCGTCGACTTCTGCTCGCAGGCCCAGGTAACGATCGGGAAGTTCCAGAAGAGCCGCCGTGCTGCTGAGACAATGGTCTTGTATTCGCCAATGGTGACCTCGTCCGTGAAGGCTTTGGTGTGGTTGTACCACTGCGGCTTTTGCGCCCACCAACCGGACTCTACCAGGCGCGTGTTGCGCCCAAAGTTTTGCTCCCCTTGAAGCGCTGGCTTTTTGAAAATAGAAAAGAGCCGGTCAAACATTAGGACATGAAGATGGGAGTGGTCTCGACGACGGGCCCGTTGTAGCCGCGGTCCATAAAGTCGAGCGTGTACTGCAAGATCTCAGCTAGTTCCCGCGCCGAGAGTTGGCTGTTGGCCAGGAATTGAAATGAGGATCCGTTGACGCTCGATGCAGTGAGCGCGCCATCCCCGGCAAGCACCTTGTCCACATTAGCGTTGAGCAGGTCAAGGACCTGAGCACGGGTGAAACGATTGGCGATTGTGCGGGCGATTGTGCGGTTGAGAGGGACCCCCATGCTTAGGGTTGGTCTGTCAACTGAGGGGCTCCGGTGCGTTTTTCAGAATTCCGTACATGAGCGCGCAGGCAACCTGCATGGCTTCACAGTCTCCCCTGTGGTTGTTTTTAGCCACCGGCACCCACCGCATCACCTTTTGCCCGCGCTCAAAGACTTCCTTTTTGATCTCGGCGTTGATCTCGCCGATATAGCCTTCGCTCACGTCAACATAATGCGACCACACATCAGTGCCTCTTTTGCGTAGGCCCTGCCAAAGGTCTTTGACGGCAGTGTTAGACCACACAGCTTCAATCACCACTCGTCCATTGCCAACGGCATGAGGTTTTGGAGGCCCATAGGGTCGGGTAAAACGGCGTTTTCCTTCGCCCCAGAGAATCCCATCTTCGCCGGATCCCTTGAGCGCCTTCCAGCCGTCCATGCGCCACCGGCCTTCATTGTCCTTTGTGCAAAATTGAGAGCAGTCTTGATGAGTTGTCGTGCGCTCGTAGCCCGAGTCCATGAAGGTGTGATCAGTTTGGACCTTGTATTGAAGCTGGAGCGTCCGGAGATCGCGGACATTGGCGCATGGCCCTTCGCTCAACAACATGCTGGACCAGTCACTTCGCCAGGCACGGATGACATAGAAGAATTGATTCTCTTGCCGGTCGATGGTCATGAAGCGAGCAAGCTCGTTTGAAATACGTTGGCCTGACTCGTAGTCTTTCCAATAATACCCCCCGGACGCCAGCTGGAGTGGGGGAGCCTCGAACACGTCGGCCCATGGCTCGGCCCGTTTTTTCATGTGAAAAATCCGGTACTGCGCGATATTGCCCTTGGCCTTTTCGTCGCATGCCGTCACCCACTCAAAAACTTGATCCGCCCATGATGCCCACCAGATCGCCCACGACGGCATCTGCCGAAAGCGTCGGCCAAGGATGAATGTGCCTGGCTGAACTTGGTAGCTTGAACGGTTGGCCAATGCACGCCGACCAGCTGTTGTGTCCGGTGTTACATGGCCACAGGTCGGACATTCATGCCGGACGCTCTTGGCAAGAGCCGCCCAATTCCACCCGGTCTTTTCGTCCCGCGTGCTTGAGTCAAACTTGATGTCGGTCCAGAGGTATCGGTGCCACTGGTTGCAGCCTTGGCAAGTGTAGCCCCAGTGGAATTTCTCACTGATTTCTTCCTGCCGGTCCAAATCACCGGGGGAATCGTGTCCCTGTGAAATCATCAAAAATTTGTAGTCGTACCGATCGTGAAAACGGGCACGAAGCTCCTTGAGCATTCCCGAATCGTAGCGCCACGCCTCGTCACAAATGACGACTTGCATGGACTTCTCCTGAGCGCTTGTCAGGTTGGCCGGCAAGAGGAAAAGCACCATGTGAGGCATGATGAGTTCGGTGTTGCGCTTCTTGTGGCGGTCTTTTGGGAAAAGCCGTTTCACTGGGGGACAGGCTTCGAGCACCGGCCAAAGACGTGAGTCAGCAAAGGCTTTGAGCGTTTGCTGGCTTTGGCCCGTGATCATGGTCGGCCCCGGTGCCTGCGAGATGATCCAACAGGTGAGAGCTTCAATGAGCGTGGTCTTGCCCGCGCCGGTCGGCATACGGACGTAGATTTCGCGGACAAACGGGTCGCAGAAATCGCGGATGATGTCATTGAGCCACGGGCCCTGAGTTCGATCAAAGCGAGTGGACCGGGTGGAATGCGGATAGCGGACGTTTTCCTCAAGCCAATCTAGGGGGTCTCCCTCAAAACGCGATGTGATGCCGGCAATGGCTCCGGCAAATACCGGGTGGAGCTTGCTCATTTCTTTTTGCGCTTGGTCGCCCCGACGCCCGAAAGTCGAGTCTTGAGGTTTGCTTTCAGTAACGAGAACCGCGAACGAAGGCGCTGACGGCAGACGATCTCAGTTTCGCCAGCAATCTGTCCGGCAAGGTCGCTTTCGGCGGCGTCCAGCTCCGCGCACAAGATTGCAAAGGCCTCAGCTGCCTTTTCCTCGACGGACTGGTTGGTGACAACGTTTCCCCGCTCTAGCTCGAGCTTTATCTTGGAGCGCTCGGCGTCGATGTTGATTTTGTTTAGCCTGGCAGCGTTCAGGTCCACCGGAGCGTTGGATCCGGTCCCATGAGTTTGAGTTCGCTCGGCTTTCCAAGCGTCAATTGCGTCAAAACTTTCCAAAGGACAGCCCCTTCCACGCCATGCCTGAACTGTGCTCAGCGCCACGTTGTAATGCACTGCGATCTTTCTAAGTGATAATTTTGGCTCCATATGTGGTACCCCGAGAAAATTAAAAACGTGTCACAAAAAAATGCCAAAATGACGACTCCGACCTAACCCTTTGCGCTGGAAAAAGATTCCTTACCGGGGGTCTTAGCCACCCTGCCCTTGCTGTTGGGACCATGGGGCACCTCGAGCAGCTCTAGCACCTCAGCCTGAAGGCGCGAGAAGTACTCAGCAGACCCTTCGCCGGCTCTCTCAGCCTCTCTCATGCTGGCGTAACCCAGCGCGTTATTAACCCCGAGTGCAAAGGCAACCGCGTGGATGCGTTTGCGGGTGTCGCCACTTGCAACAGCCCATTGCAACATCCGAACCATGCAATGGCCAAAGGTTGCGTAGAAGTCCTTACGCATCCGAGCTGCATGCCAGATGGCAATCATTGCTGCCACCTCCTCATCAATGACCGGCGACAGCTCCATTAGCTCTTGCTCTGGAGTATCCAACTTCTCGGCCATGTCCGGCCATTCGTTTGCCTCGTGCATAGTGTTAAAGTTTGCGCTGCTCTCTCTGATAGGTTGCCCGATAGGTCGCTCGGCATTTGTGCGAGCAAGTCAACTGCGACGGTGCAGCAGGCTGGAAAGGGGTGGCACAAACCACACAGTCGGCCCCGCGTGTCCTGGCAAACTGTGCCCGAGCTAATGCTGACTCGGTCCGGAGTTTCCCAGTGCACGGGGCCCCGCACGTTTTCGCTATTGAACCGGCGGGCCGGTGGAATACGGTGCCGCAAACGACACAGGTTTTTGGGTGTAGCACCTTCGGTTTGGTGCGGGGTTTCACCGGTGTCCGGTAAATTTTAGGCCCGTCCGTAATTTTGCCAGCAGCCTTGGCTCGCAGCATCGTTTGACGAAAGTCCTCATAGTCGATGCCACTTAACTTAAGTGCAAGCAACCCATGTTTAGCGCGGGTCATTAGTGGCGCACCGTTATGAGATGCAGACGTGAAGTAATTCATCCTTGCACTCCTTTTGCCTTACGCTGAGCCGCCCACTTGCGTTCGTTGGCCCGACGCTCGGCCACTTGCTCCGGAGTCATCTGCGCCAAATGCTTCGCCGCGGCCAATTTCGCCTGCTCCCTGATCCGCTCACGGTTTTGCGCCCGATATTTAGCAACCCTTAGGTTGTGCGCTAACCTGTCAGCTTCGGTCCTCTCAGCTTTTGCCTTAGGACGCGCCTGTGATGCCCGTGGCGCCCTGTTTGTTGCCTTTGGCGCAACATTGACCGGCTTGGCTTCTTTTTTGGCTTCTATGGCCCTTTTCTTTTTTGCCGCAACTCCGGCCTGCCACCCTGAGCCGAGGAGCGGTCGAATTGGACGGGTAAACCCGCGCCGCTTTTCCCAGGCTAACAGCGCTCGGTTTATGTCCTCCATTTTTAGCTGGGGATAACCGTACAGAGCAGTCGACGCCGGCATAGCGTCTTGCAATGCAAGCGAGCGTTGGGCATCCATCACTCGCGCTCCTCCGTGATGTCGACCGTGACTCCAAAGTTCTCAGCCATGGCGTCGCGGACATCGTCTAGGACACGCTCAGCCTCAAGACGTCGGGCACGTTCACGATCGGCACTGAGTGCGAGTTTAGCGTTGAGCACGTCGAGCCGCTCGATTTGGACCATCAATGCGCGTTCGACTGGGGTCGTTATTGGAATGTTTTCACTCATAAAAATTACAGCACACGGCTTTCTAAAAACTTTCTGCGTCGCTCGAGTTCTTCGGGGCTTGGACCTGCTGCGAGTTTCTCAGCTGCTCGGCGACGGTCCTCGGCTTCAACTCGCATGATTTCCTTCATGCCCTCGGAGAGTTCTTCCTCTTCATCTTCTCCCTCGTCGGCAGAATTGGTGGCCGTCAGGGCCACCACATTCTCTGCCGAGTCTTCTTCCTCTCCCTCTATAGAGTCCGACCGGCTGGAGGCCGTCGGCTCTATAGTTCTTCTTTCTTTAAGACGTCGGACACTGTGTCCATCTGCGCGTGATGGACTTTGTGTCCTAACGTCTGGACACGGTGTCCTAACGTCTGGACATAGTGTCCTAACCTCTGGCTCGCACAGACCCTCAGCGTTCCATGTTATAACATACCGGTTTCGAGTGTTTTGATCACAAGCATTGCAGCCACTGTAGCGCTTAATTAGTCCGGCATCCTCTAGGCTCTTAAGTGCCCTTGGACCTGCTGCGAGTTTCTCAGCTGCTCGGCGACGGTCCTCGGCTTCAACTCGCATGATTTCCTTCATGCCCTCGGAGAGTTCTTCCTCCGCGGCAGAATTGGGGGCCGGAAAGGCCACCACATTCTCTGCCGTTTCTTTCTTTATAGAGTCCCGGGGGCTTGAGGCCCCGGGCTCTATATTTCTTTCTTTCTTTAGTGTAGCTCTGTGTGAGCCATTTAAAACGGCTCTGTGTGAGCTATTCGACGGCTCTGTGTGAGCCGGTCGAGTTGCTCTATCTGAGCTATTCGAGTGGCTCTGTGTGAGCCACTTTGGATCCAGTAAAGTGTACTTATTGCATGACTGAAACGACCCCAAGTCTCGACCGGAATGCATGGAAATTAACCCGTGCTGCACAAGGTCAGTCAAAGCTCGTTTAACAGTGGCCAAGCTTACCCCGGCGACGTTTCCCAACTGCTCAAGACTCGCCGAAAACGCCTGTCCTTTTTTGACATCACGACTTTCAAAATAACACAGCGCAACATATACAGCCACACGCTCACCCCCAAGCGCAGCGACGCTCAGCAGTGCATTGTGGTTTATCCATGCCCATGGACCATCCTTTGTTGACCTCTTCATGCGCTCTTCCTCCGTTTAGGCCTCTCCTCTTCGAACTCATCTTTGTTTGGCTCCTGGCATTGCACCCAAAGGTTTCCCGTTGAAATGTCCATGGCGTGCCGAATGAAAATCTCGGAAACACTCTGAGCGCTGGCAAACCTAAGCATACCAGCTCGAAA